AGAAAACCTATCCAAAGTCTGCTGTTCCTTTTGAATCGGAAGCAAAGTGGGCGGGTAAAACCGAAGGTATGACTGCCAAAGCACTTGATGCTTGTACCACTGGTAAGATGTGGGAAATTTATGAACCAACTCCTTTGACGGAGAAGTGGTTGCGTGAAGAGGGTTTTATTAACTAAATAGGAGTGCGCTGTCTCCAATTTCATGGCTGAAGAAGTAAAAGAATCTCCCAAAGCAGAAGTAAAGGAAGAAGAAAAAAAGAAAGGTCCATTTTCTAAACTAAGAGACGCTGCTACTGATCATGAAGGTCAGTTGGAAGCAATTAGCACAATGGTCAGACTTGGTATTCTTATCTGGTCTGGTGGTATTCTCACCCTTGCTTACATTAAACTTCCTGCTGCATTGGGTATTCCTGAACAGAAACTTGATCCCACTTTCATTGCATCGGTCTTTACCGGAGTATTAGCTACCTTCGGTGTTCAGACTGCTAAGAAGTCTGGCGATGGAACAATGAAGATGGGTAACTCTGGTGGTGTATCTAAAGCGGATTTGGAGAAACTGATTGCTGCTGCTGCCGCAACCGCTCCTGCTCAAACGATTCGTATTGAGCAAGCACCACTTCAAATTACTTCTGCTGCTCCTAAGAAGGACGGCGAACCTCCCGTAATGCCTACTATCTAATACCATGTTACTCTTAACGATGTTTATTGTTGGTCATATGGAAATCGGTAATGGAATTTGCCGAACAGATTTAATGCTTCAGGGTGATCAAATTAGTATGGAATATCCTTGTGAGTATTATTCTGAATTGAAAGATTTGGATAAACAATTAAAGGACTGGTAAAATGAAACCAAACATTGTGCCACCGAAGTCGCCATTTAAGTGGGCTGCTATTGGAGTGGGTACTCTGTTTGGTATCGCACATCTGGGGATGGTTGGACACTTAATCAACCGTCCCATTTTTCCTAATCTACCTGTTGGTAATTACACTTCTTATACAGTTGAGTATGGTAGAGATGGATATAAAATCAAATACAATTCTAATGATCCTAAGGTGATGAGTAAGGATAGAATTGTTAATAAAAAGAATGGATTTTTTGGTATTGGTGGAAACACTAATATCATTCAACAAGAACAATACACTATGGATGGAGCAACTCATCTCCAAGGAGGTGGTGAGGGAAAGTCTGCAAAAGACATAGAGTGCATCGTGGCGGACGCTGGAGCACGGAGTCAAGGTGCGATGGCAGGAAGTAGTATTGTGGCTGGTGCGGTTATTCCATCAGTTATTGGCATCCCATATATTGGGTGGTTGGCAGCAGGTTGGGCAACTCTTTTAGGACAAAAAATTGGTTCTGAAGTGGGGTCTGAAGTTGGATCTGCTTTTAACGACTGTTAGTGAATCAAAACAAATTAACCCTTCACTAAGTATAAAAACTTATAGATAATGTAGTCGAGTAAACTATAATGAAGTTTGTTTTTGCTTTACTTGCTACACTTTTCTTTGCCCTTCCTGCTTGGGCTGTAGACATCACAATGGGTGCCAATGGCAACTTGATTTTTGATCCAGCAGATGTTACAATATCCGCAGGAGACACGGTTCACTTCGTGAACGGTATGCTCCCACCTCACAATGTGATCGTAGAAGATCACCCAGAACTCTCACACGGGGGACTTGCTTTTGCTCCTGGTGAGAGTTTTGATATTACATTTCCAGAATCTGGAGATTATACCTTCTGGTGTGATCCTCATAAAGGTGCTGGGATGATTGGAAACCTACACGTAAATTAATGGCATACAACATCACTTTTAAATCCCCCGATGGGACAGAGAGCACCTTTGAGTGTGAAAGCGATCAATACATTCTTGATGCTGCAGAAGAAGCAGGAATTGATGCTCCCTATTCTTGCCGTGCTGGTGCTTGCTCCAGCTGTGCTGGAAAACTTGAGAGTGGAACAGTAGATCAAGAAGATCAATCTTTCCTTGATGATGATCAAATTAATGCAGGATTTGTTCTGACTTGTGTTGCTTATCCTACAAGCGATTGTGTCGTTCTTACTGAACAGGAAGAGAATCTTTACTGATGAATCACGCTGACCATTCAACCTACGAACATTTAATTCATATGTTACTCTGTTGCATTGCTGGTCTGGGAATTGGTACTCTTGCCGTTTGGGGGTATCAAAAAATTAAAGAAAACAAAAATCACAATCCATAATGGAACACTTACTTGGATGGGCACTTGCTATTGTGGCAGTGCCTTTTGTTTTAACAACGATTTACTTCGGTTCAAAGAAGGGACACTACTATGAATCCGAACACTATAAGGGAAATGGAACCGCACATTAGAATGCGGTTTCACTTTGCAGCATCATCTTTCTCAAGAATTTATGGAGTCAGTCATGTCTCATCAGATATGATTGACTTTTGTTATGAATGGGCTCGACAAGACTTTACAGCACCACTCGATTGTTTAAACCATGTAGATCGATACTTTAGAGATTTATGGAATTCTCAGAAGCATTCATCTTAGTTTTTATGATTTCATTTGGTATATTCATTTTTTTAGTTTCTATTCTCACGGATCAATAATGGGACACTTTGCAGCAGCAACACTAAACAATCCTTTTATCTTGGGACTGTTTTGTTACATTTTAGTTTTTGTACCTATACTTGGTATATGGGCAGTTCATAAATACAACTGGCAACATTGGGCACCTTTTGATGGAAAGTCCAGAGATCATTGAGCATAAATTTGAATACCAATGGGGCGGAGAAGACACTTGGTTCACTAAAGCAAACAGGTGGGCAAAGAAACAAAAGTTCCCCATCAATCACCTTGCTTTGGGTTTGATTGCGTGGTTATGGGAAAAGTGGGTTGATGGTAAAGTAGAAATGGAAATGGCGTCGGTTGATAAACAGGCAGAAGAAATTAAAAAACAATGGGAAGAGGAAGAGAAACAAGAACCCATTGTTGAGATTAAAGCATCAGATATAGAAGGTCTTGATGATATTCGTATTAGAGCACCATTTAGTGTTGATGGTGACTGGAATGATATTGCACTGAATTATAAGAAGTGGAGATAGGATGCTAACAGTTATAAACTACGCATGTGCTTTTTGGACTGTTGTAGTTATGAACTGTGTTGAACCAGTGAATTGGGAATACTGCTATCGTATAGATAGATGGTTAATACCTGACTTAATTTATGCATGGGAAATTAAGACGGGTAAAGTTGTTCCTTATCAAACTGAGAAAGAATACTTAAGTGGAATTGATTCTAAAACCCCTTGAAAATGTAAACGATCCTGTCTGGTCTGTTATTATTCTTCTTTGTTGCGGACTTATTTTTACGCTATATTGTGTCATATATATTCTACGCCTATCATTTAAGGAATTACAAGAAGATGGCCAAGTCCGCGAACAAGGGCAAGAAGGGGTCAGCAGGATCTGCGAACAACAAGAAGCAGAACTCGGGAAACGCAACAGCGAAGAAAGCTAAAAACGGTGGTAAGAAAAAATAATATATGAAACTTTGGATGCTTGGCAATCGTCTCACGACTGAGATGTATGAACGCCAACGATTTATAGAGGAAGCAGAGAAGCAGAATATTGATTTCTCTGTTGTTTTTGCTGATGAAATTGATCTAATTGTTTCCCGCGATGACCGTAAATCCATTAGGTATTGTAATGATATTGTTAGTTTGCCTGACGTGGTTCTCGCTCGTACTGGCAGCGGCACGGGTTATTTCAATCTTTCTGTCCTTAGACAATTCGAACGACTGAACGTACCCACGCTTCCTAACTCCGCTTCTATAGAAGCATCTAAGGATAAGATGTATGCCAACCAGATTCTGGCACAAGCAGGACTTCCTATCCCTAAGACGATGCTAACAAGATTTCCTTGTAGTGCAGAGTTAGTTGAGAGACAAATTGGATTCCCATGTGTAATTAAAGTTGTAACTGGTTCTCATGGTGCTGGTGTATATCTCTGCGAAACACCAAAGCAATTTGAGGACTTGTCAGAACTGATTTCTTCGTTAGACTTTAAGAACAGTATGATTGTCCAAGAGTATGTACAACATTCAGAGGGACGTGATCTTCGCGTTATCATTATTGGTGGTAGGGTCGTTGGTGCTATGCTTCGCAAAAGTACCGATGGATCATTCAAAGCAAATATCTCCCGTGGTGGAGAAGGAATTGCTCATGATGTAGACGATCAAATGGAGATGCTTGCCATCCAAGTTGCAAAAACACTTGATCTTGATATTGCTGGTGTGGATCTTTTGTTCCATCCAGACGGATACAGAATATGTGAAGCAAATTCATCTCCTGGGTTTAAAGGATTTGAAAAAGCACTTGGAATTAATATTCCACAGAAAGTTTTTGATTATGCGAGACTTAGATCCCATATATAAGAGAGTTGCATATGTGAATTATGGGTGCTATGGTTCCCCCAAGCAGAAAATCCTGCTATAACTTCAGAGTAGTAGAAATCAACAGAGTTCTTGATGGAGACACGATTGATGTCACCATTGACCTTGGATTTGATCTTTATAAGAAAGAACGTGTAAGAGTGGCGGGAGTTGATACTCCAGAGAAGAGGACTAAAGATGATGAAGAAAAAGCACTTGGTTATGATGCTACTCACTGGTTGGAAGAAAGACTTAAGGGCGCTATTGAAGGGGATGATGATCTCGTTATTCGTACTGAGCTCGTTGGTGGTGTTGGAAAGTATGGGCGTCTTCTTGGCTGGCTCTACATCGGAGACGCCGACGTGTCCCTCAACGAACAAATGATCACAGAAGGATATGCTTGGGCATATGATGGTGGTACTAAGCAGAAGGACTTCGAAGAACTTAAGGAGATCCGTAGAGCACATGGAACTCTTGTAGAATGAGCACACTTTTTGTATTCTCATTTGCGCTTCTATTAGTCTCAGGAATGGAATCTACTTGGCCAATAAAAAATAGGAAATTTTAACTGATGGCACAATCGACTTATAAGAAAAGAGCAAAGAAAGAAGCAACTGAAACATTCTTTCTCTATGTTTTCTTTCACTCTATTTTGAGTGGTGTCATTAATATGTTTAATGATGACTGATGCCTGAGATTCCTAATATTACTTCCAGGGATATTAGTATTCGTGGAGTTGAAATACCTCAAGTAGTAACATCGTCAGAAAACTACATACAATCACCATTAGCACCTCCTGTAGTGGTAAACATTGGTGTACCTATCGTTGATGTGCCAGGATGCGTAGAAGCTCATGAGGCAAATTCAAAGTCCAATACGATTGCTGGGGATGACCCCAAAGGATTGGTTACTTACTGTGATGGTAATCTCCCCAGTTTTAATCCTCCCAACTTTGAGCCCAACCAGATGCTGCCAACACAGCGTCCTGCTGTAGATACAAGGCAACCTAAATCTCCCGTTGCTCCCGAGTTACCAACGACACCTAAAATTCCTCCTGCTACTGCTAAGGTGGACTGTCCTACAGCAGCACAGGCAGCGAAAGAACCTGTTGGCGCATACATTGAGGGGTTCAGAAAGAAAGTTACTGACTACCAGTTGATTGGTAACCAGTGTGTCCAGATCACAGAGAAGGTGCCACTGCCAGAGCAAGTCATTGCTGGTCTTCCTTCTCCTGGTTCTGTAGTTATGACTGGTGGTATTGCTGTTGTCGCTACAGCATCAGCACTATTAGCAAAACCGTTGGCAGACATACTTTTGAAAGCAGTCAAACCAACGGTTAAGAAAGTGATGAAGAAGATTGCAGCAATTAGAAAGAAACCTATTCCTGTCCAGTCCGTAGGGGCCCGCCGAGCAGAGCAGCGTCAGATGAACCACGCTGTTCGGGAACTTCGCTCTGTGTTCCCGCGTCGGAAGAAGAAGGGATAGTATGATAGTGTGGGTGAGTATGTCCTGGAGGATTATTCACGACCACATCAGCACATACTTTATAGTAAGGTGATTTTGGGTGGAACATAATACCTTGCTTCATTAATTCGCCACAATTCTTGAGTCTGGCGATTTCAAAATCCAATCTTTTATTAGCAGTTGTTTGCTTCATTAAATCAATGTTAGCAGCAGCTGCTTCTTTACATTGTTCTTGGAGTTTTCTATCTAAAGGTTTGCTCCATGTAGCAGAGAAACCAACACCAAGATTGTAGTTATCCTTCTGCCCTGTTCTTACAGGAACTTGATATAATACAGAACCAGGATTATCAGGAGCGCCATCTTCATCCATGTCTCTCATATCATAGACAGGATCGTTATAATATGGTTCCCATGGTTTGGTAGCAGAAGCACTACCAGTCACATAAGGAGTGATGTTTAGAGTTGGTCCTTGACACTGGATTCCGCCACCATAGGTGTTGGTGATGTAAGGACCTTGGAGGACTTGGATTGCTTGGTTTGTAACTGAGCCAGAGGAATTAGCAACAGGAGCAGCAGTGGCACTAACGCCGCCAACAGTCTCAGCAAGAACTCTTTGTTGGACCAGTGCTGGGGAGATAACACTTAGGATTACTG